AAAGCATAAAATATCAAGGTTATAAACAAAAATTCTCCCTACTGCACAAAATCATTTTGCCTTTTTTATGCAATACTTCAAGTTTTCGACATTTATGAACTTTTTACGACACAACGCAAAAGACACCCCATAGGAGTGCCTCTTGTGAAAATATTATAAGGAGTTTTGTAAAATGGTGGAGCAGGTCTTAGCGGTGGCTCGCTTTCCCTGCATAAGCCCCTTACGGGGCTTAGAAAATTGGAGGTGACTTCAATGAAAGTACAAGTCTGAGGTACATCTACACTTTCCTCAGTTTAAATTATAACATAGTGAAAAGTCACAAACGTCACATTTATCATGTTTTTTGCAAATATCTTTGTATACGCATTTTGATACAGCTCTCTGACATTCTTCCACCACTAACCTGCATAGCTATCTGCAAGTACGTCTTACCCTTGATGAATTTCAGCACGAACATTCGCCGTGTCTGATAGTCCTCTATCCCCTTGATAAACTCCTCAACAGCCCTCTGCTCACGCTCTAACCGTGCCTGCTCGCACAGCAGTGAAAGTGTATCACCACTTGGCAAGAAGCCGTCTATGCGTGTGCTGTGTGGCGTGTAGGACGGCGGAGTGCATACGCTGATACTGTCGGCAACGTACTTGCCTGAAAGCTCTGCCTTGATGTCCTCAATGGCTGAGGCGTTCCTGCGGTAGGCTTTCAGGCGTGACATGGTCATTGGGTCAGCCATTAGCAACACCGTCCATTCTAGCACCGCAGTTAGGACAGTAATTCGTTGCATTGTATTCATCATATCCGCACCAACCACAGACCGAACATACAGGAATATTTAATGTTATACGTTTCATCATAATCATAATTTTTTGATTAACGTTTTTATCATCTACAATAGCACAGCTATGACCATTAGTGTACTCTTCTTTTATGCCAACCTTGTTGCTTGGCACGAGTTTTGTTTTTTTGTGAAATTTCCATTCTCCATGCTTCGCCTCCTGCACGTCTGCGGTAGGCTGTTCGTTGATTATATCAGCGATACTGCTGTTATCACCCAGAATGCCTGTTATGCCTTTTTCGTATATCGGCATACACGCCGCCGATAGTTCGTCAATCAGATTGTCTGCGTCAATATATTTTGCCATATGTTATACCTCCAAATCATCAAATGTCAGCTGGTTAAAATCTTCGCCTAGCCACCAGCGAAAAACGTCTTGTCCTGTTTGCAATGACATTTTTAAAGATTTTCCAAGCTGTTTTCTACGTTCTAGCATTCTATCAAATGCCGTTATATAATTTTGTTTGTATTTCGGATATCGTTCAAATTCAACGTATCTATGTTTTCCAGCCACAGGACAGCCAATGCAACCTATACGATTAAAACCGCATTCATACAGCGGATTTGATTTGCAACCATAGTAGTGCAAAAAATCCCACACATCATCATCAGACCAATCGACTATAGGGTTTACCATAGTTTTCGTAGTGCGATAGCAGTGTCCAACCAACCTGCGATTTTTATCGTTATCGTCATTAAAAATGATTCCACCCTGATACGTTTGTTGATATTCTGCGCCTATTTCATCAGCTGTTTTCATCGTTGATTTAGGTTTTCCGACAATTCTAACAACGTCCGCTGTTTCTCTGCGACGTCGACTTTCAGACCACCTAACACCAGTGACAGCAACACGTCCTATGCCACCACGTTCCTTCAATTCGGCGCAACAGTATCTTACAAGGCGTGTCGGAGGCATTAGCTTTTTTACAATCAAATTCCACATAGTAACATGATTGCCGTTCTTGTCATACGCCTTGTCAATTCTAATATCTGGCTGAGATTGAATATATCTCACAGTTTCGGGCGCATCAGCAGTTGTCAGATTATGTACTGCTTCAAATTTAACGCCTGAAAGTTGTGCCAAGACTTTGATACAATCGCTATCTTTTCCACCGCTATACGCTAAATAATATCCGTCCGCAGGTTCAAACGTTTTCAGACGTTCGATAGCCTTTTGTTCTTTTGCACTATCCATATAGCCTCCTAAAACGTCACTGTAACATTCAGCACTGCCGCTGCTATCCAGTAGACGGCTTTCTTATAATCTTTCTGCACGGCGTATATAATCGCCGCTCCCACGTCCAGCAAAATCAGCAGGAGTGGAAATATGTATTCGGGTTTTATTTTTGTCATGTTATTCCTCCTCACTTCCCCATTGTTCAGCCATTGCAAAAGCAATACCTTTAAACGTTTTGCTCCTTACCTTAGCACGATCTTTGCCAGAATGACGTGTTTCTTCCCATGTGCGTGATTTACCATTAGAATATCGTCCAAACAGCTTGCCATTATCAGGCTTGTCCCCTGTATATGTTGGTCGTAGGACAGGCAGCCCCTTTAGCCATAAACACGTCGCCTTTGTGACAAACTGTTCTGAGTCTTCCGGTCCGTTTGAAAACATATATGGGTGAATTATTTGATCTGCCTTTCTGAATACAGTATTCATACGCCCTATAGGGTTTTCCACTGCAATTTTCGGTGCGTTCGCCGACACAATCTGCATAAAAAATACTATTGATTCTTCACGGTGTTTCATACGCTCGACCACCTTTTCAGCAGGTGTGCATTTCAAACTATAGTGGCGTGTAGCCACGTTGGTCAGGTATGTACACGGTGGGTGTGCGATAATCATATCCCATGTTTCAACAGTATGCTGCTTGCCATCACAGGTGAAAAAATCAGTATTGCCATTGATAATATCCAAAACATCATTGCAAATATGCCATTCAGGGTGACCGCCTGAACACATCTGAATGTCGCAGCTATATGCTTCGTGACCTTTTGCACGGAACGCTTTGCAGACCTCTTGTGATTCTTCACAGGCTATTAATACCTTCATTTTATCCCTCCTCAAATTCAGGACACTCAGTCACCGTATATGAATGCAACATACCGCCCTTTTGAGCCTCGTACATTCTGTGCTGACATGTCCTCCAACCCTCGACAGGTCTGCGGTCTATGGACCATGCACAGCCTGTAAGGTATTCTCCTGTTTTACTACCCTATAAAATTACACTACTCTCAAACTTTGCCCTTTCCCATACCACATAGGATATCATTGAGCCTCTTGCAAACCTCACAGCCGTCATGATGTATCTCATACTGACATTTCTGAAACACCTTAGCATATTCCCCATATGTCTGCCATAGATCAAGTGCATAAGCCCCATTGATGTATGCCTTGTATAGTTCCTGCTTTTCATCAAGCGCCTGTTTCTTGTCTATCTGCCCCGCTCTGAACTCTCGGTACACAATGCAAAGCGACTTATACAAAAGCTGTTCTGCCTGTGTCAGCCCCTCCGGGAGCGGCAGAAGCTTTGCCGCCATTCTGTTCAGCTCGTCTGCCTTTTTTATGACCTCAGCTTTTACCAGCATTATCATCACCGCCAAGATAGTGCATTAGCATATCAGCCGCCTGCTTCCAGCCGTAGCATATCGCCGCCAAATAGTTCTGCTTGCCAAGCTCCGCAAACCACCACATCTGATTATCTGAGGGCTTGCCATTCTCCGCTTTGAGCTCTATGAACAGCCCTTTGTTTCTTCCCTTTGCCACAGGCAGGAACAGATCAGGAACGCCTGACTTCACACCCATAAGCTTTAATCTCTTGCCCTCTCGTGGGTCGCAATGACGTTCGTTCGGTATGTGAAAGAGCAGTTTCAGTTCAGGATAAGCCTTGCGTATGCTTGCCTGCTGCGTCCACTTGATAAGGGTCATTTGCTCTCTGTCTTCATTTCTTGCCATATCCTCACCCCTTGATTATCCTGTTAAGTATCTGACTTGCTTCAAATTTTGTCAAATTTTCTATGTCGATATCCGAATTGTTGAGATACTTTCTGCCACGTCTGCGGATAAGTTTTTTCTGATTATCAGTAGCAGGCGCTTTGCCCCACTTTCGGCAGATGTTCAGATCCCACAAGCATTTGCTATCTGCTTCACGCTCGCAAAGAAGAGTGTACGCCTCGTCAAGTGCCTGCTGCATAGGTATTTTCTGACCTTGCCATACTGCCATACCCAAAGCATCGGGTGCAGATATCCTCAGCGTTTTTCCTTTACCCAAGCTGCATTTCATATCACCGTTTGGCAGCTTGAACCAGTTCACATCATGAGTGATATATTTCTGTTCCTGTGCCCACAGGTCAACGATACGAACATTCTTTATCCAGCTTTCAGGACAATCCGACATCATAGTAGCCTTTTCAGGAAGCTCAAATAGCATTCCCTCCATTTTGTCCTGACTCTTCTTTGGCAATTCTGAAATGTCAATACCGAGCAAACTTGGAGCTGTTCTCAGGCTTGCCTTGCCTGTTACTCCTACGCAGTCGATGAGTGTGAGCCTGTCCTTATCAGGGTGCAGTCTTAGCCCTCTGCCTACCATTTGCGTATACAGTGCGTCAGACTGTGTGGGTCTTGCTATGATAACAGTTTCCACAAGAGGAATGTCCGTCCCCTCTGTGAACACCATGCAATTCACAAGACAAGGTATCTCACGCTGAGTAAAGCGACGTATAATATCAGCTCTGTCCTTAGTCTGACCTGTGACCACCTCCGCCCCCTCGATGCGTTTCGCTATCTCGTAGCACTGTTCTACAGATACCGCAAAAATAAGTGTTGCACCTTTGGCGTGTTCTCTATACGCTTGCGCTATAGCGTCCGCAGTGCCGTCCATTGCTTCTGCCAGCTCACCCGGGGCGTAGTCGCCAAGCCGTGTATGTACCGCTGAAAGGTCATAGCCTATGTCAGCACGTTTGCAGAGGATATCACACAGATAACCATGTTCAATGCCCCAACGCAGGTCACGTTGAAATATGATATCATCAAACACATCATTCAGCCTGCATTTGTCAGCCCTGTTAGGTGTTGCCGTGAAGCCCAACAGAAGACGTGGTGTGAAGTGATCTATGACAGTTTTATAGCTGTTTGCCGCTGCATGGTGAGCCTCATCTACTATGATGATATCAAAATCATTAGGTGAAAACCTGTCAAGCCTGTGTGTCATGGTCTGGATACTTGCAGAAACCACCTCTTCGCTGCCGTCAGTATGATACTTTGACATCTCTATGCCTTTTGCGCAATCAAAGTACTTTAACGGCTGGCTCACAAGTTCCTCTCTGTGCGACAGAATAAGCATACGTCCATGACGTGGTATATTTGCAAAGGTCACCGTCTTGCCAAGACCTGTCGCCATTTGCACAAGATGTTTTCCATGCCCTGCCTGCGCTATTTTATCTATACACTCCTGCTGATAGTCACGGAGCTTTATTCTTGCATTCATTTGATGTTTTTTACCTCCTTATGTGGGACGTGGGGGACAGTGTGGGACAAACGTCCCACACGAAAACTATGCGTATTTACGCACTTTTTAGAGTGTTGTGGGACTGTGGGACAAATTCGCACATTTTCCTATATAGGAAAACACACATACATTTTAACGATGTGTGAACAAAACCGTGATTCTATATCACCTATTTAAAACAGGTATATATAGGGGGAAAATGTCCCACAGTCCCACACTATGCAGAAAACCACGCATTTACGTTGCTTTCCTCGTGGGACTTATGTCTCACAAAACGCCGAAATCCGATATATCCGTCCCACGCATTTCTTCTTCGGTGTAATAGTCCGGTGTTTCATCTGGCAATCTCAACACAACACACTCAACGTTCACGCCACCGATGCGCTTGCCGCGAGTGTTGTTACGCCCTCTCACAAGTATCTTGCCGTTAGATTTTAACCAGCTAAGTAATGCTCTTGTGTCGAAACCCTGTTTTGAAGCCGCTTCATCGAACTTTGAGCGAATGATATATGCAAAATCGCCCTGGATAAGCCCAAACACTTCGCTGTTATTGTCTTCGCCTGTCGCAAAGCGTTTGCTGTTGGAAGCCACCCAGTCGCACATATACTGATAGCCTCGTTCACCTGCTGATACCGATTTTTTGGTCTGCAAATACGGTGAGATATCGTCAATTGTTAGTGGCTCGTTCGTTTTGAACACGGACGCTTCTGCAATCATATCAGCCGTGAGTATCATTGCCGCTGCCATCGCCTGCTTTTCTGTTGTATCCGACTTGCAGAGCTTGGAGAAATAATCGTTATAGACTTCTTGTGCCATTGTCAAGGCTTTTTGAGAAGACAGTTTTGCAACGAACTCTCGCCCTGCAAAGCCATAGTTTTGTTTTATCACTGCTGATACAGTCATGCCGTCTGCTATCACGATATTGTTTGATGTACATTCAATGTCGATAACTCTGTTTACCGCTCCTGCACCTGCTGAACCGCCCACTATGGGGCTTTCGCCTGTGGTAAGGATAGTATTTCGCCATGTCGGTGTGCGTTCTATGCCACCTGTTTTCGTGCCCCTAGAACGTCCAACACCCTGAGCAAGCTGATAAACGTCAAATCGGCTTCTGCCATGACTATCTTTGCTGAGCTGGAGTTCGTCAATGAGAAACGGCAGGCTGTTGAGAAACGCTGCTGTGCGTTCGTGTCCCACCACTGTGCTGTTGAAGGTCTGAATGTATTCGCCCATTTCAGGGGTTCCCCAAACGGAAGCCGCAAGCATCAATGCAACTGTCTTGCCCGTGCCTGAATCAACGCCCCACAAGTGAACGAAGAACGGCAGACCGCCAAGTGGCTGAATAAGCGCACTTGCGAAGCTCGCCGCAAGAAATATCTTTGCGATCACGCTTTTTCTGCGGCAATCTATGGCGACTTTTTTCCATTTCTCATAACTGCCATGACTTTTTATAGCACTAAAAATGGTGGAATAATTCTGCTCTCCGTCAAATGTCAGCCCCTCAACGTATGGTGAAAAGCCTGCGCCGTTTATGTAGCCAAGCCTGCCCACTGATCTTTTCAATGGCAGAGAATTGCGGTTAAGGCTCTCTATCTCCTGGAAATATGAAACAAGCTCTTTGGCAGTTTCAGAAGATACGTCAACACCGCATTTAACTAGCTGTGAAATGTTTCGGCTGTTGTAAAGTATCTCCTTTGAAACGACTTTTTCCTGCCACTCTCCACGAGTGCGGTAAGCTATGTTGAGCTTTTCCTCACCTGTGTCAATGTTCTGTAAGCATTCAAAGGGTATGATCGGGTGGTGGCAGATAACGTGATAGTTGCCGCTTTCGTCGATAAGATACACACCACCGTCATCAACATTGTATTTGCCTGCGTCAAGCTGCATATATGGACCTGAGAACGCAGTGGGGTTATTGATGATAACATTCGCCCCACGCTGCATTTCTCGCATTTTGACGTAGTTTTTATACAGTCCTTTGAACGTCTTTACACCCACCTCTGCCGCCTGTTGAGCCATTTGCTCAATTTTCAGATTGTGCATGAAAGGGTCGTTTTTGTAATCGTATATCGCTTCGTATGGCTTTTCTGTATAGAGGAAATCGTCTTTTGTATACTTTACAGCAACGGCGTTTTTCACCGCTTCTGCATCGCTCATGTCGATATCAAAATGCTTTTCCTCGTTCGCATCAACGTCAATGATATCGTCAGAATGGCGTTCCCTCATCATTCAACACCTCCTCAAAGTCGGAAAGGTCACCGCCTAGCTCTTGCGGGGGTGCTGCTTCTGCGGTAGGCTGTACAAAAACGGCTTCGCACACAAGATGTACGTCAACTTTTTCTTCGCCGTCTTTGCCGGTATATGGCTTTTTCTCCACCTTGCCCACGCAAAACACAACGTCAAATTTTTTCAGCGCCTTTGTGGCTCTTGCTACAGAGTGCCAGCACTGGCAGTTCACCCATACGGCTTCACCACGCTCACCTTGCGCCTTTGGCTGACGTTCGCCCACTTTTACCGCAAACTTGGTGAGCGACGAGTTATTGCCGCCCACCTGTTTGTATTCTGCGTCCTTTGCAAGAAAGCCACTGATGATAACAGAGCCGTCGGGTAATTTTGCCCGCATTAAAGCACCTGCTCTTTCTCTGTCTGGAGCTGGTCTATTTCTGCTGAGATATCTGTAGATATTTTCTCATATTCAAACCACTCAGACACCTTTGTGTTCTTATCCTTGAGCGAATTGAAAATGCCGATATAGTCTGTAAGATCTTCGGCTGTCATTGTGTCAAGACCTCTGCCAAGACGTTTTTCTATCATTTCCTGCGTAACGCCCAGCTTCTCGAACTCCACCACCATTTTTCTTACACGGTCCGTAAGAGGGATATTATTCTTGCCTGCAAGGGTCTTTCTGCATTCCGCCACAGCCTCTTCAACGAAGTCCGCAGGAAGTACCGCAAGTATTCTTGCTCTGAGCCTGCGCCCTGCCATATTGGCGTTATTATCATAAATATCACGCAAACTCGTGAGGGCCTTTATCTTGCCTCTGACTTCCTTTGCGTGTGGGTTCGTGAAATTCTGCACCGACATTGTGTTCGTTTCCAAGTCCCAAGCATACGCCTGCATTTCTGACTTGCCGTTGTCCTGCGAAAGCTCCTTGATGCCGAAGTCAATATTTCCCCAGCACCTTGCAAGTTCTTCGGCAAGTCTTATAGTCGGTCCTGAAACTGTTTCGTTGCCTCTTGGATAGCTGTAAAATGCCTTGTTTGCAAGCCCTGTACGCTGACAAGCTTTCTTCATATTTGCAAAAGCCTGTATCTCGTTTCTCGGAAATCTCTTTGCGATGACAAGCTTGCCCTGGGCTTCTGCAATGGCTCTGCTTGCTTCGATTGCTACAGTGCCCTGATTGATGTTGTCAAGAGGCATAGTGCTGTTCTGCGGTACTTCCGGTGTTACTGTTACTGCGTTTGTTATTTCGTCCATTGTTTTGTCCTCCTATTCGTATTCTCTTGCCAGCCAACCCGGCAGGCTTATGACGTTCAAATCGCCGTTTTTGCCGTTGTAGCTGTACCAGTTATCAGTTTCAAGACACTCTTTGAGAGTGTAAAGATAGTCGTTAAGGTCTTTTGTGCCTTTCTGTATGATAAAATCGTCAGCCTCAAGGACATTGCAGGCATAAGGCGGTGATTTTTCCACAGCGATAAAAACAAATCTATGCTGTTTGCCTTCCACCTCTGACACACCCTGCGTGTACATCGCCGCCTGCAAGTCATAGCCATATTTAAGACAACTGTGCATAAAGCTGTCTGTATCGGCATTCTCAGTAGTCTTGAGGTCAACTATGACTGACGTTGATTTGAGGTCTGTTCGGCAGTCGGGGCGGCATTTGAGTTTAAGCCCCGTGAGCTTGTCCGTCCAGAAGTATGATTTTTCATGTTCACCGCCGTTAAGCAAAGCGGCAGCATACTTGTTTGACATCACACTTTCAGCCATTGCCTGTATCTGTGCAAAAGCGTCCTCGCTTATGGGTATCTTACCGCTTGCTTCTATCTGAGCAGCAAGCGCCTTGCCCTCTTTGGTACGCCTGTCAAGCTTCGGAGCGACTATGTACTCGCTGTCGAACTTGTCCTTTTCAAGGACATAAGCATGAAAGGCTGTACCGAAAGCAAGCGCAGGGGTCTCTACTTCGGGATTTTCAAGGGCGTACTTGAAGTGTGCAGGCGACTTTGACAGCTTGAAAAGCTGAGAACGGCTGAACGCTCCGTCACTGCGGTAATCTTCCGCAGACATTTGTTTTTTCATTCGTCATAGTCCTCCTCGTCATAATCATAAAGATCATCTTCTTTGTAGTCCAGAGCTAGCAGAGCCGCCAGATCAATTATTTCTACGTCTTCGTTCTCAGATATGCGGTCGATAAGCATTTCTCTGAAACAATCCTTGCAGTACTCCACATTCTCGCAGATGTACATACAATCTGTTTCAGGGTCTATCTCGTTGCCGCATTTGTCACAGTTGTATGTGGTGACGTTGCGGTCAAGTCCGCAGTGCTTGCAAGGCAGACCTAAGGCTGTACAGCCCACGCAGGTATTGTATTTGCTACGCATTTGGAACACCGCCTCTCCCTATCCTCTCAAGCTCCTTTTTCACCTCAACCATTGCCCGATATGACTGCCCTAGGTCGAAGGCTTTCTGCTCGCTATCGTCCATACGTTCGTAAATTTCCAGTATCAGTTCGCAAGCCTTGTAAGCCTTTTCTGCCTCTTGACAAATCGCTGCTTTTGTGCTATCATCAAGGTGTGTTGAATTGGTATCTTTTGATACCTCCGAGCTTGTGCCTGTTGCCGCAGGTGCAGGCTCGTTTTCTTTTATGTAGAGGGCAAAATATACGCCGCATCTATAAAATCTTTTGCCAAACGGACATTGTGTGCAGTTCATATTTCTGTCAGTGCAAACCTCCACCACCTTTTCAAATTCCTCTTTCGTTATCATCCTTATTCTCCCTTTCAATAGGTCTTACGCTCATATACTGCCTGCCGTCATAGTCCATCTTCTTCACAGGCTCAAGCCCCTTATCCCTCAGCGACCTTGCGGCATCGCCAAGCCCTCTGTCGAAATCCTCACGGGTCTTATAGAATGCACATCTGCGACAGTAGTCCTTCGTTGGCGTTACTGTCAGCGCACCGCACTCGTCAGACTTGACATTTGAATGGAACACGCAAAGGCTTACCGCTCCACTGCCGTTGTCAAGGGGCTTGTCTCTCTTAAATACCTCTCTCATCACTATCATCGTCTTCGTCCTCCTCTTTCTCAAAGCGTTTCTCCCAGTGCCTATCCGCCACGCTCAGCACAAGATACATCACTACATCTATGCCTGCAAGCACAGCTATTGTTATCAGCAGTATTCCTACAATGTTCATTACCACTTTCCTTTCATTTCAACTTCAACCTTGACCACAGGTCTTGCAGTTTCCTTCATTGCCTTCTCCAGTTCCTCACGGATTGCGGTTTCGGCTGTCTCTTTGATATTGCGATACAGCCCGTAGACCGCCAGTGCGAACAGTGCCACGCACAGTGCTATGGCTGACACATATCTGATGGTCTCCAGCGTTGTTATCAGGTTGTTCATTTTCTCACGTCCTTTCCGTAAAGCGTGCGGAGTTTTTTAAGCCTTTTCTCGAAGTTGTCGATATCAATGCCCCACACCTCGTAGGCTATCTCGGTATTGACCGAGTGCGGCAGCCATGACTTCACGCCACGCTTTGCCATTTCTTCCTTAACAGCTTTCTTGATTTTGATAGTCTGCGTTTCACCTGTGCCGAACAGCTCCTTGATATCCGAATTGGTTATTTCGGGCTTTTCATAGTACAGCCGCACTGCCATTTCAATGTCAGGTGACCTCATTTATCTCACCTCCTCGATAGTCAAAACATTCTCATGGGGCATAATAACACTTGCCTTTGTCAAAGCCTCGTACTGACTCTTTGCTGCTATTGTGAACACCCTTTTATAATGATACTGGTCTACTGTTGTTACTTTGTACAGTTTCATTGCTTTGTACCTCCTCTTTGTGTTTTCTGTCATTTCTGTTTCCAGCGAACATATCCTGCAAGCATTGCTAGTTATCATAAGCGACAACGGAACTGTGTTGTCAAGCCCTACTATCGCACATATGCCAAACGCAAGCGGACTCGCTAGGCACAACGCAATACCGAGATAGTACGCTATCTTTTTCAAATTCAACGTTTGCCCTCCTCATATTGTGATCTTGTTACAATCAGCTCTCCGTCAAGAGTCCAATACTGAATGACCTCTCTACAGGGGTCATCTTCTGTTCCTGCACCTTTCAAGGCTCTTGTTACGATCACCTGCTCAACCCTAGCACTGTCACACCCTCTTGGAATAGCAGTAATTTTCTGTTCCACTTTCTCATCCCCCTCATTTTCTGTCCGTTTTCTCGTACTGTTAGCTGTTGACATTTTCAGTGTTCTGAGTATAATTAATGTCAAGGACTTCATTGATAGCCGCTTCAATCTTGTTTGACTTTATCTCACCCGTCATTATCTTATACAGGTTTGATGTATCGAGATAAGTTTCAGGAAGAAGCTTCTTGACTTCCTCAATGAGCCACTTCTGTGTCTTGTTGAGCTTAACAAGACGTACCTTGACTTCCACGCCGTACTCTGTCAGTGGTCTTTTACGTTCACTAATAATTAACACCACCTTTGCACAATATTTAAAAATATAACTGATTATAGTATTGACTTTTACGGAAAAATGTAATACAATGTATTTGTGAGATAAATTATTACGTTCTTCCGTACTGTCTATGTTTGTATTATATTACGTTTCTCCGTAAATGTCAATAGTTAAATTAAATTTTATTACGGAATGTCGTAAGATTGTACGGTTGCACAAAAATTGAGGTGTAACTATGTCAGAATTGTACATAAGAATTGAAAATCTGTGCAAGGAACATAAAATTTCAATAACGACAATGTGTAAAGAAGCAATGGTAAGTAGAGGATCTATCACAGATTTGAAACAAGGTAGAAGTAAAACTCTTTCCTCTGAGGCGATTTCAAAGATAGCGAAACTTTTTGACGTTTCAACAGACTATCTCATGACAGGCAATGAGGCCGAGCCACAGAGTTCGGATATGGATGATAACATCAAGTTCGCTCTCTGGGGAACGGCAGACGTTGATGATGATGTGCTTGCAGACGTAAAGCATTACGCTCAGATAGCACGGCAGATGAGAGAGGATAAGAAAAATAAAGAATAGAGGCGGTACATATGGATAGTGCTGAACTGCGCAATTTTGCGGAGGGCAGAGACATTATAGTTATTGACGGAAAGCTAAGAAATGAGCAGAAGTCCATATCCATTAGTGATAGGGGACAATGTGCGATTGTGGTAGACTCTAAAAAGATCGCCACGAGAGCAGAAGAAACTGTCATAATGGCTCACGAACTGGGACATTGTGAAACAGGTGCATTTTATAACGAAAGAACGCTGGAGCTTCGTTCTCGAATGGAGTTTCGTGCGGATAAATGGGCAATAAAAAAGCTCGTCACAGAGGACGAGCTGATAGAAGCATTTGAAAATGGTATCCTTGAAATATGGGAACTTGCCGAGTTCTTCGGTGTGACAGAAGATTTTATGGTCAAAGTTTGTGAGTTATATGGATACTATAATAGAGTAATATAGGGATAAAAAGGAGGCGACAACGTGCCATTTGTGATAATAGCCGCCGTTATTGCTATTATCTGCGTTGCAAGGTACTATCATAATAGGAAAGAACGCAATAAAGAAATAACATGGCAGGAAGTTCAAAAACAGACGGACACAAAAAGAAATACCATAAGTATAGATACATCTGAAAATTTTTCGGAAAGCGAAAATGTTCCTGCAAGAGAAGTCCATTCAATAGCGGAGCATAAGCGGAAAATTTCTAACATTCCAAACAGATATGTTTTTATCGACCTTGAAACAACAGGGCTAAACCCACAGTATGACTTTATCACAGAATTTGGAGCGGTGCTTGTTGAAAACTCTGAGATAGTTGACACATTTGAGCAGTTTGTTAAGCCGAAGAAAAGAATACCAGAGGAAGTTGAAGATCTCACAGGGATAACAAATGAAATGGTGTCGGACGCTCCAAGTATAAATATTGTGCTTCCAAAGTTCTTGAAATTTATCGGGAACGATATACTTGTAGGACATAACATTGATTTTGACAGCCAATTTATTTCAGCAGCTTGTCAGCGTTTTAATCTGCCATACAAGAACAAAGTATGTGACACGCTGGAGCTTTCTCAACAGGTGTTTCCGAAACTTGAAAATCACAAGCTGAGTACATTATGCCGGAAGCTTAATGTCACCAATGACTCTGCCCACCGTGCATTGTCTGATGTGTTGGCAACTCAGCAGGTATTTGAAAAGCTAAGCGTGAAAGCGATGCCAAAGATACATAATCATGCAAAATTCACGTTGAAAAAGAACAGCTATAACGTTCGCTACTCAGCAAAGACCAAAGCCATACGAGAACTACAGGAAATGCTGTTGGATATTACTGACGACAATATCCTTACTGACGAAGAAGTTATGGAGCTGAAAGATTGGCTTGATTGCAACGAGGAGTTCTGCAATATTTATCCGTTCGATAAGCTGAAAAGGATAATAGAAAGTGCTTTGGAAGACGGCATACTTGAACAGCACGAGCTTGATGAAATGCTTGAGGTTTTCAATGATATTTGCAAGCCTGAGTTTGACAAGGACGTTTCATCAGAGGAACTTATAAACCTTGACGGCAAGGTGCTTGTTTTCACAGGTGAATGCCAGCTCGGAGATACAAGTGAGATAACACCTATATACGAGGCAATGGGTGCAACTATCCGAACGTCCGTAAGTGGCAAGACTGACTATCTTGTAGTAGGAGCTTACGGCAGTCCTGATTGGTCATACGGCAATTACGGCTCTGAGGTACTCAAAGCAAGAGAGCTTCAAGAAGCAGGCAAGAAAGTCAAGATAATAAACGAAGCAAACTTTTTGCCTATCATATACAGCGAAGCAACTACATAACAAAAAAGTCCTCCGAGCGTTGACAGCACTCAGAGGACAGGTGAGCCGATATTGACAGTATCAGCTCGATTCAAATTCACACCCACTTCAACCACGAAAGGGCGAACTTTGCCCTTTTATTGTAGCACACTTTCGAGGAAGTGTCAAGGATAGGAGGAATATTTATGCCGATCTACAAAATGACGGACAAGAACGGAAAGAACATCAGAAAAGACGGTCTGCAAAAATATCGTGTGCGTATCAATTATACGGACAGTTTCGGAAAGTCTCATCAGATAGACCGTGTGGCGTTTGGTGCAGAGACGGCTAAGCAGCTTGAAATCCAGCTTACACAAAAGTTCAATGCTAAAGAGATAGCTCCGAAAATGACTATCGGACAGCTATTCACGGAGTACATCACCGCCAAGCGTTCAGAGGTCCGTGAAACATCACTGGACAAATCCCTAAGAATACTGAAAAAGAACGTCCTGCCCACCTTTGAAAGCGTGAGGATAGATAATCTGAACGTACCAATGGTGCAGAAATGGAAGCAGGAGCTGTCAGAACAGGGATTGGCTATCGTCACTCGAAAGAACATTTACGGCGAGTTTCGTGCAATGATGAACTATGCTGTGAAAATGGAATACATTCCGAAAAATCCTGTTATCACCGCAGGCAACTTCAAAGCGCCCCTTGAAGCCAAGAAAGAAATGCTTTTCTACACGCCTGACGAGTTCAAGAAATACATATCGGCAGCTAAGAATTATGCTCAGGAAGCAGAGGACGGCGGCTCAATGTACGAATGGAACTACTATGTATTTTTCAACATAGCATTTTACATGGGTATGCGAAAAGGCGAGATATACGCCCTGCAATGGACGGATATAAAAGACGGCTACATATCTATCACCAAGAGCATTGCTCAGAAGCTCAAAGGCGGTGATCGTATCACGCCGCCAAAGAACAAGCCAAGCATACGGACGATACAGATACCAGAGCCGTTAAGAGCAGTGCTGTCCGAACATTACGAACGCTGTAAGAAAGCAGTGCCAAAGTTCAGTGATGATATGTACATCTGCGGCGGTGAGCGTCCTATCCGTGACACGTCCCTTGAAAAGACAAATAAGAAGTTTGCAGACTTGGCAGGTGTCAAACGTATCCGTATTCATGACTTCCGTCACAGCCACGCTTCCCTGCTCGCCAATGAGGGCATAAACATTCAGGAGATAGCAAGACGTCTTGGACATTCAAACATATCAATGACATGGAACACCTACTCGCACCTCTACCCACGAGAGGAAGAACGTGCGGTGAAGATATTGAACACAATCGTGTAAAAATCGTGTATACAAAAGAAAACCACCGTATTTACGGTGGTTTTTGTTCGTTTGGCGGAGATGGAGAGATTAAATATACCACTTCACACCACTTTTTATTGCTTTATAAAATTGCTTGTAAACCACGCATTTACGTCATTTAAGCCGTTTCATTTGTTCCGCATTTCACAAGCATATATTTACAATTCAGCTTTATCGTGTATAATTCGTGTACGCAAAATCAGCCGCCTCAGACCAATAAAAGTCCGAGACGGCTGTTTAAACTATTGCAGAAGTATGTTGTCAGCTCACATACTGTCTATATTAATTTTTTGCCCTATCGTCATCAATCCAGATACGGAACGCCTTCATGCCATACTGTTTAGCATAGAGTCTGCGTCCATCTTTCGACGTAATATACGCCGTATAAATGTACATAGACATTCCCCCTTTGCAAAAAAGTTTATAAAACCCCTTGCAAACTCGAAAGAACTATGATATAATGTAATTGTTGAGAATACATTGCTGACAAACACAGTTTCGATAGCAAGTGGTATGAAAAGTCAAGTTGCGAGCTTGGCTTTTTTTGCTTTATATAGAGCAATTTCTGCTGCCTGATAAGACGTGCCAAATTCTTTTGAAATTTCTGACGGTGTCAGCGTGTATATCAGATGATCCGGCATAAGCAATTTGCTTGCAAATGTGTTAGCCTGCCATTCTGGATCACAATATGTAACAACACGTCCGCCGTCACTCCTACACAACTGCACACCTGAACTATGAAGAACATAATGCCCTAGCTCGTGTGCCAACGTAAACCTGTCACGTCCACTACCATTTAACGCTCTATCATAAACATCTTCACGGACGACAATACTGTTTGCCACGTTATCAAAATATGCGTATGTATCGGGCATCTCATTTTTAGCAACATATAAATACGAAAATTTTGGGTCTATTTCAGGCAACACAGTTTCTATGAACTCAACAATCGGAAAATATGTACGATCGTATAAGTTGAGTTTTCTGCGAAGTCTGTTGGTCAAATGTAAAATGTCATCTGTGCTCATCGGTTTTGCGATGAATTGACTCAATACTGATCACCTCTTACTATCAAGAATTTTAATTAAACTGTTAATCTCATCACTTGTAAGCGAGTCAATCTTCCGTGCAAAGATAAGTCCCAAATTTGTTTGCTCGGTCGAATACCCTGCTGTGCTAATTGAGATTTCGTTTACGCTCCGGAAATAAGCTTCCTTAAGCTCTGTTGCCTTTTCCGAATCCAAATCGTAAGCGTTTATGATCTTACCCACTAAATCTTCGGTTGGTCGTTTCTTGCCATTTTCAACAGCAGACAAGTAGGCTGATGTAACTCCAACTTTACCAGCCATATCCTTAAGTAGGAGACCATTGTCAATACGATATCTTCTGAGAAACTTGCCGATTTCTGTCAACATCTTTTACGCCCTCCCTTCGATGATACTATTATATCACATCAATTTAACTTTGTCAAGTGATTTTTCAAAAAAGTTTTCCTAAATTGTTGATGTTGTTTTAATCAGCAGTTATCAGAAATAGAACATAGTGCTTTGGTGCTTCATAACAAAAACAGCCGACAAGGAATAATCCCTGTCGGCTGTCTTACTGTCTACTTTATTTTCTTTGTAATCTCGTCGCTGAGCTTCTTGATGAAGTTCACGCCTGCAATGCCGTTTTCGTAATATCCCCACTTTTTCAGCAGGGTATTAACTGCCTTTGCAGTACCTTTTCCGTATGTACCGTTCTTATCCATACCTACGTTGTGGAGCTTAACCGCCTTTGCAATAAGCAGCAACTCCTTGAGCGCAAGCACACCGTTTGTTTTGTTGCCCTGCTTGTAGCCTGTCTTGTCAAGCACTTTCGCACCTATCTTGCTCTGGTTCTTTGGTCTCAGGAAGCCTGCAATGTGGTCATAAGTGTGCTTGACCTTAGTGCAGGCTTTTCCGCTCCAGTTTTGGTCATACGAATAAAAATAACTCGTGTTGCCCTCACCGGTGCAGATTGCTATGTGACCCCAGCCACCATTCAACGTGCCTGACCATATCGCTACATCGCCCTTTTTTGGCACGAAACTTGGCGTGTTTTTTACCTTTGTGAAATTCGCTTTCAGCCAAGTGTTCTTATCGAATAAATCCCAAAAATGGTGAGCGTCATACCAGAAATTCTTGATACCCGAGCCGAAGACCTCGTTGAAATATGCCGTTGCAAGGTCTACACACTGTTTGCCTGCTGCGCCGTCATAGTTAACCGCTACGCCATTGTGCTTCTTGATAAACTCATCATATGTCATTTTTTATTCCTCGCTTTCGATTGTATCCACTTTGTTTTCCACTGTGATTTTCAGTTTGTGTACGATTTTCACCAAGAATGACGGCAATGGTATACCTATTACCGCAAGATTTTCCAAAATAGAAATACATTCATTGATGATAAACCATATCGTCACGATAAGGCCAAAGTAAAAGCTGACGTTTACCTCAATGCCTATCTGTGAAAGTCCTGAGATAAAGAGCCAATCAAGTACGCCTGACACCGCCACCACAAATATGTAGCCTACTTTTTTGAAAAGCCCTTTAAGACCGACACGGCTTGACAGCTCGCCCCTGTTCCATGCTTTCCACATACCTGTAATGTAATCAATGATCATCACAAGTACCAGAATGACTATAGGTATCGCCATGACACGGAAATACGCTGACAGCACTGCGGCTATTGCTGATATGATGATTTTTGCTGTGTTTTCTTTCATTACTGTTCCTCGCTTTCGTATGTTTGTCCCGTGATTGTTGTATACTCCTCAGCTGTGATCCACTTGCCGACGGCGGTGTGCACCATAGCAACCGACCACAAACGGCTGTCATAGTATCTCTTGACCTTGACGTAGTTCTTACTCATCATCAATCACCTCATTCAACTCAACACCATTCAGCATAGCTAGAAAATCAACGTTTGCCTTTATCCTGTCTATCTCGGTGACTTTGGGCTTGCGAAAATTGTCTTCCGTCAGCCCCATGCTCTCAACCATAGATTTTTCTAAATCCGTCATGTTGTACCTCCCACTTCTGATAGTTTAACGATGTACTCTTCCTCGTTCGGAACGGGTATTCTATAATCGTCACCATTGCTGTTTTTGAATGTCACTGAACCCCCTGCTTCGACTTCCATGTTTCGCAGGAAGTCATCGGGTATTAACGATGAAATGTCGGTGATTATAGGTGTGTCTAATGCCTTGACCTCTGTTCCGTCAATAATGTTGTTCTGCGTGTAGGTCTTAGTTTCATAGTCTGTCACATTCCCCTCAATGCCGTATCCAGGCAGATTGCGGATAGCTTCGGGGATATGGTATTCGTTGCGATGATATGGGGCGTAGGCTGTGGCGGTTGATGATTTTTCAATCTGGAAACTTGGAAAATATTTTAGAAAATCAGATTTCCATGTGTCAAAACCGTTGAATGAATTAATCGCAACATACACATAATCCTCATCAGCCGTTTGAAATGTGATAGGGTGTCCTGTATAGGCGTTTATACCACTCATCGTTTTATGCCCAAAAAATTCAATGTCACGTTTATCTGCACCTATCAATTTTCCATACGTTCCGCATAACGCAGTATCTCGTGCGACCGAAATGCAGTATGCAGAATTTGGGCTTACGCCCAGTTTTATGCCACAATAGCCTCTTCCCAAATCAACTAAATCACTAGCTGTGTAGCCGTCTATATTCCACAAATTCTTCCCCTGCTCCACAATCTCTTCCGTACCAGCGCTGACTATTTTGCCGTCAATGACCTCAGAATGACCGCCTATTGACTTCACGCTCATCAGCTTACCACCTGTAGGCACTGCTTTCTGATACGCCGTTTCGCTGTCCGTTTCAAATTTATGGGTCACACCCTGACCGATGGAATACAGTGCGTCCACACGCCTTTGCAACTCTTTATCCGTCAGCTTTACGTTAGCTATTTCAGCTGTATTCTCGGCTATCTTCCCGACAGCCGTCACATAATCATCAGGCAAACTGTCAGCCACCGCCTGTGCTGTCTGCGCAGCGGTTTCAGCGGCTGTTCTGTCTTCTGCGACCTTAGCGGCATTTTCTGCCACTGTCGCCTTGTCAACCGTGACCTGTTCCGCCATTTCCTGCACCGCCTGTCTGTCTGCCGCAGTGCTGTCAGCATTGGTCTTAGCAGTTTTAGCGTAGCCTGCTGTTATATTCTTATCAGCTGTGGTTTGCTGTGCCGCCGTTGATGCTTGGGCTGCGGATATCTTTGCGGCGTTCTGTGCAGTGACCGCCTGCTGACGTGCAGTTTCTGCACCCTGCCTTGCAGTGTCTGCCTGCGTAGCGGACGTTTCTGCCGCTGTCTTTGCGGTTTCAGCTCGGCTTGCCGCCTGCGTTGCCGTGTCAGCTGATTTCTCTGCGGCTGTGGCTGATTTTTTTGCATTTTCAGCCGCCTGCATAGCCGTGCTAGCTGCATTCTCAGCCCTTGCCACGTCAGCTTCGACCTGTTCACCGATTGCCGATATCCTATCCAGTGCGTCAGCTGCCACACTTGGTGACGGCACGGCATTATCACCGATAGCCGCACCTATTCTCAGACGGAAAATGCGTGATTTTTTAACTAAAATATACTCATCGCCTGACAGTTTTTTTGCACATATCTGACAGCTGACTGTCTGCGCCGACCGCAAGATATCAGCAGTAGGCGTCCATGTGCCGTCTGTGATATCGACCTCATAGGCAGTGCCGTCGCCGTAGTCTATCGTTAACACATAGCGGTCTGCGCCGTCTACTGTCAGCCCTTCGACCGACACAGGACGGGCATTAGTTTCACCGACATAGCCCAGCAATGCAGTGTTCAGTGTTACGTCATAATCTGCATTTAATGTTATCGTCATTTAATCACCTTCTATGCTATCACGATATAGTCTACACGATATGTTCCGGCAGGCACGCTGACTGTACTAGAGCCAGCGGACGGCCCCATGCAAATAACCGCATTGTATTTACCATTGAATTTAGCTACATGAACGCAGAAATTCTGATATGGCGTCGGTGTATCGTCCTGTCGGAGAGTGACAATTATCTGCGCAGGGTCGCCGTCTATATCCAGCGGTACTGCCACAGTAGAAGTTGCTGATGATACAACCCGTGTAGCTGTTTTATGCTGGATTATCGTCTGATCTAGCTCGTTTACCGCCGTCTGCACCGCCATCAGTGCGTCCACAAATGCCTGCCTTACCTGTCTGCCCTCAAATGCTGTTGATACAGTTTTTATAAATTGTGAAAGGTCTACGTTTGCCATAAATTTGCCCCCTTTTTTTAATCAAGTGTGTGATTTTCTGTCGAAACGCTCTTGCAGTAAATTTCGCCTGTTTTTCCAAGACAAAATATAGCAGGCTTGCTGTTCTCATCACAAAGAGTTAAACTTCCGTCTTCCGTACTTAGCGTAAACGTCTGTCTTTCGCCATTATATCCGAATACCGCACCTGCCTGTATGACAACGTGACCACTTATGCTTGCGTTGTCAATGCGTATTTCCAATGGACTAATTCTAACTGTCCATTCGTTATGTGACAGCTGAATGGCACTGGTAGTTTCACTAGATGTCTGTAGATTGATAGTTCCGCCTGTTATATCTGCTGATTTTGACGACAGCCTATTGGCAACAACTGTTCCGTCCTCAGATACCGAAAAGGTACCTGAGCCGTTATTTATCTTCAAACCTGTTAAGGTCAGCGCCGTGATAAAGCTTGCAACAAGGTTTCCATCAATGGTCCATGCGTTTGTGTATGGCCCAGTTTTAGCCGACCCACCGTCTGAGGACTTCCAAAAGCCTAACCCGTTTTTGTTCAGCTGGATACAAGCCTTGCAAGTATTAATGTCAGCCGTGTCCATAATCAGAATACGCTGAGGCTTCTCAGATGGGTCGAGTATAACGTGTCCACCCTCTGCACCTGTGATAAGCTTCGTCGCATTCTCTATCTTGCTGTCTATGACCTGTCTGTTTCTGAACTCTGAGTTGTCTATAGCCGATTGCAGGCTCTGAGTTTTCGCTGTCATAAAGCCCGAAAGCGTTTCAAATCGGTCGCCAAAGGTCAACTGTGAAGCCTGCGGATTGTCAAGATCTATGGATATGCCCACAATGCGTAAGTCCTCGTCTATACCCATAATGCTGTTTTTCACTCTGTACCAACAGCCGAGTTCAAACTGCTCAATGTGCTTGTCTATTCTCGAGAGGTCGAGTGCTGTTATTTGATACTGCACTTTCGCACGATTAACAGATTTAAGATACTCCTTACCCTTGCTAAGAAGATTGCTTGCAAGTGTCACATCGTCCCATATCTGCGTACCGCTTATAACGCCGTACTTTGCAACCAAAGAACTGTCTTCTATGTAGTCCTTGCCACCATTCACAGTGCCGATAGTCAACCGCTTTTCGCTGTCGGTCAGCTTTGCACCGAGAGGGTAAAGACGTGTTATGACCGCCGTTTCATCGACTTCTCGTGATATGGTTTTAAGGTTGACCGCAAGTTCTATGGTAGTGTCAGTGCCGTGTCCTATGTTCTCCAAATAGTCAAGATATACCTTGCCACCTTTATCACGAAGCTGTATCTCACCACCGAATTTTCCTATAAGCTTGTCTGCGATAACGTCCATTGTCTTGTCCCAATTTGCAGTATATGTGTAGTTGTTGCTTGCCGTAACAGTGACCTGCCCCAGTTCTATACGTTTATCTGCACCCACCTGAGAATTGTGTTTTGAAAGAAAGGCTGACAGTACTGTGCGTATACCTACCATTTTGTATTCAATATATGGCTGAACACTGTCATATAGCCAGCCTAAACGCCCCTCGCAGGTGACTTTACGGCATATCAGACCTCTCTCGTCCATGCTGTCAGGACACTTCAAGACCCTGCCTATAAAAATGTCCTTGTCAGTGCTTTCATCATAGACCTTGACGGCCGTTGTAAGCGGTTTCAAGAGGTCATAGCCTGCATTGTTCGGATATATGGTAAAACTGAAACTATCCACAGCGTTGATAGACTTTGCAACCTTGCCGCCTGATATGCGGTCTGTGCCGTCGCTGTGTATGACAGTGTTTCCAGCTCCGTTTGTTATCGTTACTATGAACATCAGAGTGCCTCCTCGTAAAGTTTGAGCGTGAGTGTGCCGAAGCCATAAGCCGCAAGAGTATTCACACCAGGCTGTAAAGTCAGCTCGTCAAGGTCGAATTCTTTCTCTGTGTTGCGGTATACACTTGCACTTATCTCCTCATCATTAAGTGCAAAATAAGTGAAGCCCACACCTTTTGCATCGTCCTCTGAGCGCTTGTAAGAAAGGCGTGGGCGTATGGGTCTATCAGCATATGAATAGACTTTCAGGGTCGCAGGAGGGGCGTATCGTGTCTGCTTGACCGCCGTCAGCGATATATCCGTCAAGTTCAGACAGTCGGTTTCAAAGTTGAAGTCGTCAAAACCGATATCTGAATAATCATCAGAACGCAGAAAAGGATACGTTTTGAAGTTCACTGTCAGATCAGCAGTGCGCCGAGAAGTGAACTCAAATGCAGAGGTATCAAACACCGCTGTTGCCCCCACAAAGTGATAATCGGTCAGAAAGCTTATCCTCAACTCGCCCTTTGATCCGCTGAGCCAACGGACAACATCACACTTTCTGCGGTAAAGTTCGTTTTCATCTTTTGCAGAAAGACTGAATTTTATCGTGATATCACGCTGTTTGTACGTCCTTTCGCCTGCCATTTTTGAAAAATCATAAAAGCCGTTCATAAACGGCAAAGTGGCTTCTATCCTGTTTTCCTCCGGCTGAGATATATCAACACCGTCCTTTTGGATAGTCAAATAGAAATCGGTGGACTTCTTGCCACCAAACTCTATGTATTCCCTAGACACTTGCAAGCCTCCTTTCACTGCTTGTGACCCTCTCGCCTAGTTTTCCGTCCACTTTTGAAGTGAGCTTATCGCCGTCAAGATAAATGTTTCCTTGCTGTGCAAGCTGTGGGAAGTAGGTTTCTAGGAGGGCGATGATCTTGTTCATGGTATCGTTACCGCTACTATTCACACTCTTTTCGGGGAGTGCCGAAAAGCTTGGCGGTATGATATCCGTATCCATAAGCGGCTGCAGTGACCTGTTGAACTGCATTGTGATAGTGTCCTCGTTGTCTGCTATGCCCTTTGCAAAAAGGTCCATCATATCAGGTGCAAAAGTGTGGAAGTTTGAAAGAGGGCCCTTGTCAGGTTCGGAAAAGCCGAGAAAGTCCTTAACGCTTGAGGCTACGTCACATACAGTGTCTTTAAGGCTCTGCCACTTCTCTTTTATGCCGTCTATAAACGCCTGTATCATATCTGAACCCCACTCCTTAAAATCGTTCCACTTGCGTGAAAACCAGTCTGTAAGGTCGATAAGCATATCAGACAAAGCGTCTGAAACAGGTGCAAAAAAGTCCACCATACCTTGTGCAATTCCCTTGACAATTTCAACAGCTATAAGTATGCCGCTGGCAAGAATATCAGGAAGATTTTTTACTATCTCTTTGGTTAGGGTAAATACTATTTTAAATGCTGCTTCTGTAAGCTTTTTAGCTGTATCACTATCAGAAAGTGACATTGCTAATGTATCAATGATTTTGACAGCGCCGTCAACAATAAGATTAATATTGTTGGCTAATGTTTCTGCTATTGTTACGATTATCTGTGTAGCACATTCGATTATCGCAGGTAAGCTGTCAAGTATAGCCTGCAATATCAATGGCATTTGCTGCTTTATCGCTTCTGTAAGGTCGGGCAATATAGTTGGCAAAGCCTGTGCAATAGTGGTTATGATAGTTGCCAACGCCTGCACAAGAGGACCTGTGTTCTGTATAAGTGCTGTTGCAATGGTTGTAATGGCTGTTATAGCCGCCTGCGTTATCGTGCCGATATTATCAGAAATGCCTTTTACGAGAGCCTGAAATATCTGTGTGCCTGCTTCTATAAGTTGTGGAAGCAGGTCGCTCACAAGCTGTGGAAGCTCAGCCGCTATGTCAGGAGCAAGCTCGCTTATGAGCGTTGTGACCCCTGAAAGAGCCTGCTTTATAACGGGCAGAATGTTCTTTGCAAAGGTCTTTACAGTGCCTACCATTTCTTTTATAAGATTTTTCAGGTCAGCGTTTTTGTCGCCCATGCCTGCCATAAGGTTTGCCCATGCAGCTTTCACAGAACCGAGAGAGCCGGAAACTGTTGTCGCCGCTTCCTTTGAAGTTGTACCCGTGATGTCAAGGTCGGTCTGCACCTTGTGGATAGCCTCTATCATTTTGTCAAATGACACGCTGTTGACGGTCTTTTCATCGACCTTTATCGAATCTCCAAGCACGCCTGAATCGTTGATTAGCCTTGCCATTTCCGCCTGTGTACCACCATAGCCCAATTTTAAGTTATCGAGCATGGTATAGTTCTGCTTTGCAAAACCCTGATAAGCGTTCTGGATAGATGATATGTCCGTGCCAAATTTGTTAGCATTATCCGACATATCCACCATTGCTTCATTGGCTATCTCAGCCGCCTGCGCAGTATCACCGCCCAAGCCTTGCAGAAGTGACGCAGAAAAGCTTGTGACGTTCTGCATATAGTCATTAGCCGATATTCCTGCGGTCTTGTATGCCTCACTGGCGTACTTTACGATAGTATCGGCGTTATCCTTGAATAGCGTTTCGACACCACCTATGTTCTGCTCATAGTCCGCATATGCGCTCGCAGAGCTTTTGACTATAGCACCTATGCCTGCGCTTGCTGCCGATATAGTTGCTATACCAGCTTTTGCGGCAAGTGCAAAGCCCTTTTTGATAGTGCTTCCAAAACCTGAAACGACCTTGCCGCCAAGAGAACTTCCAAACTTGTGACCATCGGGCATACTATCCCCGAACGCTCTTCGCAGTTCTGACGCAAGCCCTTGCATAGACGGAACTATCTGCACATATGCCTTGCCTAGCTGTGTGCCGTTTTCTTCTGCCATGTTAGCCCTCCTTTCCTAAGATTTTTCTTCTTGCTTCCTCATAATCCTCGCCGCTTCGGAACGCTGCTATCTCGCTGTCGCTCTCGCTTTTGCCTATAAGCTTTTCAGCTATGGACTGCGGCCTGTTCACACCTCTTTGTCCGTCCTTTGTCTGCGACCAGCATATCCATTGCAGGCGGTCAAATATCAGCGCAAGCAATATCTCAGAGAACGAACCACAAACTCCGTTGAGCTTGCGCTTGACCCGTGAACTGCTGTCAAGACCACAAAGAAAAGTCGCCACCTTTCGTGCAGGCAGCGACTTAAAATCGTATATGTGATAATACTGCGCCATATCGCAGTCAAGCTCATCAGGATAGCGCTCCATGACAGCGGCAAGGACTAGGAGTTTTTTGTCTTAGGTGTCTGGAAGATCTCCACGATCAACTTTGTTATCTCTTTAGCCGATACATAGCCGCACTTTTCTCTTATCTTCGCAAAAGCTTTTTCTTTCTTGCTTCCCAAAGCGGCGTCAACTACTTTGACATATGCAAGGGGGTCGCCCTGTTCACACTTACCGACAGCTTCGATAAACTCATAGTCGTCAAGGGTCTTCTCCTCTATTTCAAACTCAAAACCGCTTTCTGTCTTTCCTGTCAGCATAGGTTATTCCCCTTTCTTCATGTATTCATAGTGTGTGTTGCCGTTCTCATCAGGTGTGGCTGTGATAGTCAGCTCATAGCCGATAGGCTCATTGTCTTTGTAGGTGATGTCAGATATCTCCGTCACCTTGCCGAACGGAACGACCACTCTTTTCAGTACGTTGTTTTTCAGTATCATATCGAATACGAACGCCTGATCTTCATGTTCGGCACTGTTTACCTTGATAGTCAGACCCGTGTCAAGGTCGCCCGAAACATTGCTGCCATTGTAGACAGTTTTCAACACATCTGTATTGGTACACTCTATCAGTTTGACCTTGAAAGTGTCCGTCTTTTCTGTCTGTGGTGTGTCAACGATATCACCGCCCCAGGCTTTGATGTTTTCAGTAGAAATGCCAGAACTGTTTGTTACACCGTCCTCTGAACAGTAGCCCAGGCTTTTGAACGCTGCGTCAAGTGCTGTTGTTGCATCTGTCGGCAGTGTAGATCCCGTGATCGCTGTGAAAACCGCTCCGCCTACCTTTGGCTTGCCTGTTGATACGTTATCTTTGTTGTTTGCCATAGTATTATCACTCCTCGTCGTAGTAGGTTACATCGAATACCGCCTGATAGCGGTATCGTTTTGTTTCTGTGTCTGTATAGTTGTAGTCTGACGTGCACGCACAGCGACATATATCGCCCTGTGACACGCTTTCAGACATAGCCTTTTTAACTTTTGCGTTAAGTTCTGCCGCCCCGTATAGGCTTGCTGAGTAGCTCTGAACGGCTATGGTGGCAGAGGTGATAAAATCATTCTCTGCCGAGCCTAGTTTATCGATAAGCACATACTCTTTTGGTGGGTTTTTAGGTTCTTCAAGATAGACTGAAACGTCAAGCTTTGCCCCCAGCCAGTCAAGAATTATCTTCTCTATCACTTGCCAAGCACCGCCTTTAAAAGTGTGTTATCTCTAAGATTAGCACGCTGAGCCTTCTTTGTCTTAGCCTTGACGATAGCAACCTTACGGCGCATTTTTGGGTATCTTGTCCATGTGATAGTATACGCTTTATGCCCCGTGCCAAGACGTTGAACGGCTCTGTCAGCATAGCCCTTGACCATGTTTTCAACAGGTGCAGAGCAGAGAAACGCCGCAACTGCGTTGTGGTCAAGCTCTATCTTAACTTTACTCATAGCGTTCCACCTTTACTTTCTTATTCCAACTGAGCGGCAAATTTTCTTCAATGCCCTCTGTCGGAAGACCTATGGTGCGGAATTTTCTGCCGAAGAACTCGACTTCTGTGTCTTCCCAAACGTGTGTATCTCCTTTTGGTATTGCAAGAGTGTAAGCTATGCGTTTGCCCGATAGGTTAAGCTCGTTTACAACGTCCTCTGCGGATGGCTCGCCCACAAGAACGTTTTCGACAACTTCCTGAGATACCTCATATGTGGGTCTGTTGAAATCGTCAATGCCTTTCTGCGTTCTTACAGAAAGCTTAACAGGTATGCCTTTGATGCTTAGTCTCATACGTCATATACCTCCATAGCTCCGTATCTCTGTCGCATAACGCCCAGTTCTTTCAGCTCGTTTCTGAGAAAATACAGTTGCTGTCCTGCGTTGAGATATGTCATTGACACCGAGTAGCCCATAGCCGATTGTGAAGCCTGCGAAGTCGCAGGAGAGCTGTCCGCAATAGAGTCAACAGCTCTCAGCGTGGCACGAACTATGATATCTTTTGCCACAAGCTCTACGTCAGGTTCATCAGCTATCATAATGTCAAGATCTTTGCCATACTTCTTGCAGGCAGTTGAAAGCTTTGCGCAGGCCACAGGCAGCAGAGCCGCCGCCTTTTCCTGCTCCTCAGTCGTGAGCTTTCGACCAAGCCTTATAACGTCCTCGATAGTTGCGTACTCTGCCGCCATTTATGCCGCCCCCTTACTTAGCAGCTGACTGAATGACAGCGAATGCAGACTTATCGAGAATGCCCCAACCGATATATGCTTCGGCTCTGATGTATACCTGATTGTAGCCCTGGAGATCCTGTCCGCTGTTGTCAGGGTCACCATACTCGATGACTTTAAGCGGAATTTCCTTTGAATAGCCCCACTTGAACGCCGTTGCAAAGTCGCCAACGATCGCAAGATCTTTGCTGGAGTTGAATGAAACTGTATTGTTTGTCACGGTCTGAATGCCGTTCATCTGTGACGGTGCATTGCCCCACGCAAGTTCAGGATATATCTTTCTGCCGCTTGTATCCACCATTTTTGCAAGGTCAGCTCTGAATGACGGCGCCATTGTAAGGCCTGAAATATCATATTCGTTGTCCTGCACTACAGCGATGGCCTCCTCGATAAGAGCGTCAGGCGTCTTTGGTGACGTGCCGTCCTGCTTTATCACAGTTACGCCGTTGTCGAAGTGGTTTGTACCTATAATCGTAGAAGCCGTCTTGGCTCTTGGATTAACGCCATGAAAAGCCATGATGTCAAGGGCTCTTGCCACTTTCTTTGCAAAGCCGTCAGAGAAATTTCTCAGAATGTCTATCTGAGCTTCCTCAGAAGCATAGAGAAATTCGTCTGAAATTCGTGAGCCGTATTCAAGCTTAACAGGAACGATAGTCACAGGTGCAAGCGCAACGCTTCCCCTTGTCTTTTTGCCATTTTCAGCTACAAGATCGCATTCATCGTCCATTGTGAAAATGTACTCTTTCTGTCCGTTAAATGCGATAGGTGTTCGGTCGCAAAGCGCAGCCAGTGAGGACTTGCCCTTAACCTTGTCGAAAAGTTCTTTTACAAGAACAGGGTCAAACTTTGCACCCTTTGAGAGAATGTCTGCCATAAATATTACTTCCTTTCAAACTAATTTTTCAGACTTGCAAGGAGCGACTTATATGCCGCATTCTTGCCGTCTACGTGATTGTGTTCTGTGTGACCAAGAGGGGCTGTCTGCTTCTTGCCGATAAACTTTGCAAATGTTTCAGCGTCCTTCTTGATAGCTTCTTCTGTGTCTCCCGAAAGCTTGTTTGCAAGCTCATAAGGGATACCGTTTTCGTGGGCAATTCTCATTTTTACCGAGCTGGTCTCGTATGCCTTGTTCTTAGCCGTGAGGTCTGCGATAGCGGTATCTTTTTCAGCAAGCTTGCCTGTAAGATCGGTGATCTTGCCGTTGAGGTCGGCTGTCTTTGTCTTGAAGTCGTCAGGGGAAATGTAACCCTCAAACTGTTTCTTGACTGTATCCGTGTTGCGGTCGAGCCTTGCCTTTATCGCATTGTCGAAGGCTTCCTGTGTTGTTATAGCTTCAAATTCTGCCATAGTGTTTCCTTTCCCCGCTTTACCCTGCGGTGTAGGTGATATATAATAAACTGTTACCAGCTTATTTTCTGTACTTTCTTTTTATCCGATGAATTTGCACACGCCCAGTGAGCAAGCACCACTGCCTCAAGCAACGATATGTCAGCACCATCAAGAATTGAGGTATAGCCAAAACCTCCGCCTGAGCTTATAGCTCTGTGCTCACAGTTGGCAATGACCTGTTCAAGGGACGGCTGATCTGCGTGACAAATATTCTGTGCAAATACTCCTCGCTCAAAACCTGCTGACGAAGTGATCACATCAGCGACTTTCGGCAGGATAGGTTTGCGCTTGATACCTGCGTTCTTCATATCTGCTGCAAGCAAAGACTGTCCGTTCGCTCCGTCAATGACGGTTTCACGCATATGTGGATTGCGCAGATATGCGATTATCCAGCCGTTTCCCTCTCTTACAGGGCGGCAGTCGATAGCCTCGACAAATATCTTGCCGTCCGCTGTCTTTGCGGCAACAGCAAGGGAAACATTATCCGTGATCTTTGCATACTTGACACCGAAAAACAGTTCTCTGCTGATATCGGGTTTGCCAGTGATACAAAGTGCCTGCCACTCACCTTTGCTGATAGCCGATTTCTGATTATAGGTCAGCCACAAACCTAAACGCTGAATGTTATCGTCAACCTGATCATCTTTTGGGTCGCCAAGCTCTGAACGTATCTTACGCTCTGTGAGGATAGTGCCTAAAGACGGGTTAGTGGCATACCACAGTTCAGGGTCATGTGCGTTCGTGAGTTTTGGCACGGACCATTCAGCCCAGCCGTCATCGCTGCCTTTGCCCGATATCGTCTTCTGCCGGTATTTTGTGAAAACTGTGCCGGCTGACACCATTGTTGGAGGTGTTCCGCACATCAATGTTTGAGGATTTCGGCTGTCTGTGACGGTATATTTTAGGGCTGTTTCTTGGTCTGTGGTGTATTCCTGTGCTTCGTCTATGATAAGCAGGTCATAGCCCTCGCCAAGTCCGCCTTTGCTGGAACGTGTACGGAAATTGATAAGTCCGTCGCCTTTGAGCCATTGTATACGCTCCAAGCCCATCTGCTTTGTGGTCTTGAAGTCCTCTTTTTCAAGAAAACCCATTTTTGTGATAAGGTCGATGATCTTCTCCCACGTCAAATGTGACGTTGTTGTCCTGTGGGCGGTATAAAGCACATGTTCACCATTTTGCAGGCCATAGATTGCACGCATGATAAGCAGCTCTGACTTGCCGTTACGTCTTGGTATCGACCAGCCGAACTTCATGTGTTTCCACAATCCCTCATCGTCCACCGCCATGATGTCATAAAGCATTAGCTCCTGCCATTCCTGTGCGGTGCGCCCCGATTTGTTGTACATTGTGATAGCCTCATCGCCTTTGGTCTGCTCATATGGCAACACTACCGATATGGTGGGGGTCTGCCTGCCGACTTTCTTATCCTCAATAGTGGATTACCTCCTTTTTCGGGTACTAAAAAAAGCACCCGTTAAGGTGCTTAGCTTCGATGTTTGATTACAGCTCAATGCCTTCAAGCTCTGCTCTTAGCTCCAAATCCAACTTATAATCTGCCATATGAACATACTGTTTATACAACGTTTCATATTCACAAGTCGGTTTAAAAGGCAATGTGCCTGCCTTATACTTTTTCAGCATTTCAGAGAGACCATTCAATCTTATCTTTAGCTGATAATATTCTGCTTTAAATCTGTCCTTGTAATCGCCGCTCTCCATAAGTTTTGCTGTGTCTTTAAGCTTCATAATATCCGTCCTTTCTGATTTTGGGTATAAAAATACCGCCTCGCCGTAGCGGAGCGGTCAAGCATTATTGTTTTTAAAATCTTCTTTAGAAATTTTTAATTCACAAGCACACCTGTCTTTTGCTATTTCTAACGGTATGCCCTCTGGATATGTGAAACAATAATTTTTTTCTTCGTCATTTTCATGCCCGACAATAATAACATCATCGCCGCTTTGACGAAGTGCTTCCATTTCAGCATCATAAGAAATGCAATTTTTACATTGTTTCATTTTGTCAATGCCTCCTTTAACATTTGCTCAATATAATCAGGAAATTCTTCTCCGTGGTAATGTGCACAAAAACATTCTGCAAAAAACTCGTGACTGTCCGTGCTTGCATACTGCGAAATGCTATAAATATCGCCTGTCTGCTTTGCCTTGCGAAAAGCATCATCAACCATGCTTTTTATTCTCACACTTCTTGGATCACCATAATTTTTACAATACAGACCTCTGTTAATTTGTCCGAAATATTGATCTGCAATAATGTGCCCATATTCATGTGCTACTGTTGCTTTTACCGCATTTGTGCCACTGAATGTACTTGACATACTCCACCGGCTATATTTTATGCCTTCTTCTATTTGAGCAAGGTCTTTCTTTAATTTTCTGACCTGTGCAGCACTATATTTGCCACTGCTTATTGCTGCTTGATATTCAGGAATAAGCTTGGCAAATTGCTCATTCCTTGTTTTCCAATCGGTAACCATTGCTGGTGGTTCGTTAAGATATTTAGTGCTTATATCTAAGCCTCCACCATTTGCTCGAGCGTTTGCTTTTTTTAGTGTTGACGAACAATTTATATCTTGTAACTTATCAACGGGGTATTTTGCAGTTAAGTCAGTTAATGTTTCATTCACCGTATTAAGTGAATTGAGATTTTTGACATTTTTCACGTTAACTTTGTCGGCAAATTTTAGTGTATATTCCTTGGCATTTTCAATGGTATCAGCAGGAATGAATTTAGCCATACTGCTATTTTCCTTCATTATACCACTTATGCCACGTTTGTCAAGCCTCACAGGTTGTTTTGAACCGGCTTTCTTCATCTGCTCAAGCTCTTCATCTGAGATGTTCCACCTGTTCTTGCTCCACACGTTTTGTGCATTTCTGCCGTTGAGGTATGTAACAGTACAGCCGCAGTTATCATGCCTGCGGTAAACGTCTTTGGGGACATCTTCGGGATAGTGATATTTACCTGCAAGCTTTGAACACCACTTACAGCAGCCACCATGATCGTTGCGAATGATGTAGCAGTCCAGTCCTGCATCAGAACGAAACTTCACGTTTTTTTGAACATAATCGTTGTAAAAACTCTCGGTGATGTTCTGCGCCGGAGCTGTCATTCGCCGTATCATCACTTTTTCTGCAATATCCGGTACAGAAGCCGCATTGACTACCGCCTGCACACGCTCGGTAGGAAAAGCAGCCTGCTGAGGTGTGATGTTTATGCCCGCCGTTTTGTCAAGTGCCTTTTGGCATTCTGCGGCAGCGGAGTTTATAACATCGTAGTTGTCCTTGAGCACGCCCGTGAGTATGGTATCGGCGATGTTGTAGTACATTTTGCCGTCAGGTAAGGCCGCTACGTTGACGTGTGCACCGATAGCCTGAGAGACTCTAAACCCGAGCTGTTTTGAAAGCAGGGCGACTTCTTCCATTTTCGCAGTACCACCCTCTATTTTCTTCAAAACAGATTGAATGTACTTATCAGCCTTGCACGTCTTTTGAAACTCATCACGGATTTTTTCAAGCAGTTCTGCACCGATATCAGCCATTGTTTTCGCCCTCTATGCCCGTGAGCTGACGGATGCCCTTTGCGCCTAGATAGTCAGGAACAGCCTGATTTATTTTCAAAATAGCGTCGCCCACACCCGAGAGTGCGGCAGAGTCAGGTTCAAAAATGGGAAGCCACTGCGGTCTGATGTCACTGAAAGCATAGCGCATATAGGCTGTGTTATCACGAACGCAGGCGGCGAGATAAGCCACGTTAAGGAAACCACTGCCAAACGTTCTCTGAGCCTTGCGTGCGGTAAGCCTAAGATTTTCGTGTGCCGCTCTGATTGCTTCACAGCTGGCAGGATTGGATGTCGCAAAGCCCAAGTCATCAAGGGTCAGCCCTGTTTCTCCGGCAAACAGCGAAGCTATAGATTTAAGCTGTTCAGAGTATGGCGACATGGACTGCTGCTGAAACTGTCCGACAGTAGGATTGCCGCCGTCATCATCTTTGGTGATAGTCAGCAGTGAGGACATTGTTGCACCCCATTTGTCCATTTTCTCGGCATCATCCGAAAGACCAAGTATATATTTTTGTGGGAAACTGTAAAACTCGGCTGATACTTCCGACCGCCTGAGTGTTCTCATAGCCTCCTGCACAAGCTCCATGCACGCCCTTGATATCCTGCTGTGACCGAAAGGGCGAACGGCGTCAGGGCGGTATATGATAGGCACAAGCAGAGGGTAAGGCGCAGGATTGTCATAGATCTCAACATCATAGCCTCTGCGATATATCTCTGTCTGTTCGGCTGTGAAGTAGGCTTCGATAGTGGGGTTGAAATCGCTATCCCTGTCAAGCACTGCATAGCCCTCACGGAGCATATTCGTGATAGGGTCGATAATGCCAGTAGCATTACTGCCGTCAATGACCTGTAAGCGTGGATAGCCTGTTTCATCAGCCGAGATATACACAAAACAACAAGAGGACACCAACGCTGAGAGAATAGCAGAATCAAAAAACACGTCACGATTATTGTTGTCAAATATCTCGTTGACGTAAAAACTGTTGTCCTCGAAGCTGTCAAATACTATTCTGTCCGCAAGGGTATCAACAGCCTTTGCACACCAGCCTAGCACAGGACGCATCCAGTTATAGCTTGGTGGTATCATTTTGCCCATGTCAGTAAGGCCGTTCTTCATGTGATAGTAGTTATAGCGCACATTGACCCTCGAAGCCTTTGAGGAGAGCTTCTTTTTCAAATATGCCATGCCTTTGTATTCGCTCATCTTGTATATCCTTTCCAGTTATTTCAATCCTGCGAGAAATATAAGCAGTGCGGCGGTGAAGGTCTTTTTTGACCTCAAAAGGGGGCATACCCCCCATATTGTCAATAATTTGTTAAAAATTCTTCCAATCGTAGCATTGTGGTAAAATTCGGTTGGAAATCAGGTCAAGAGACTGGTCAAACACCTGTTTTTCCACCAATTTGTCAGATTTCTGGCGATTACAACACCAATGTGCCAACTGCAAGTTTGAAATGTCCGAAGGATGGCCGCCTTTTGCGATAGGTATGATATGATCAATGCAAGCTGACAGTGGGTGCGGATATTTCAAGGAAAAATCAACAGGCTTACCGCAGATACCGCAGACTGTTTGGGTAGCGTAGATTTTCTTCTTGTTGATACGGAACTGCTGTTGATGTGAACCGCTTCGGTCTGGTCTTGGGATTGGCATAAGGTCACCTTCTCAACGCAAAAGACGCCCCGATAAAGGACGTCCTGCGGAAAATCAATTAAGGAGTATCTAAAATGGTGGAGCAGACTTCGAGCTGGCACGCTCTCAACCTGCAAATTCAAAGCTGTACCTGTTGCAATACAGCTTTGCAATCCTGCCCGAACACTCGTCAGTGTTGGCAATGTTAATGGAAAGGTGCTTTTCAAAAAAAGTAGGATTAAGCACTAACCTGTTGGAACAGACGCAAGCTCATGCACTCACGTTCTGCATAGCCCCTTACGGGGCTTAGAAAATTGGAGGTGACTTCATGAAAGTACAAGTCTGAGGTACATCTACACTTTCCTCAGTTTAAATTATAACAT